TCTAGGGAACTGTGGCCGTGGGCAGGAGCCGTAAACTCGCTGCCCTACCACATTACACCCCTGTCAAGCCCAACCATCCGGTAATTCCAGATAGTTGAGCCAGCCCTCGCAGAGAGTAGGACTTCTGGGTTTAGGCGATACCAGCATCCGTGAGACGCTGTTCTAGAGCCTCGATGCGCTCTTTACTTTCCTTGAGGGCTGCGACCAAAAGTGGGATGACTTCGGTGTAACGAAGACTGAGTGCATCAGGGTTTCCCGCTTCCACTGCTTCTGGCAGCACTTGTTCAACATCCTGTGCAATCAAAAACGGACGGCTTACGTTTTCTTCGTCAGTTAAATACCTGCCCGTGACTGCTCTTAGGATTGATACTTTATCCAGTCCTTGCGTAATTGGCTGGAGATCAGTCTTCATTCTTTCGTCAGAATACGACGCCCAGCTTGTTGCGCCAACGCCAAGCACGACTCCTCCACTGGTGTTATAAATCACCAGTCCTCCTTGTCCCGCGCCGCCGTAACCGGAGTCAGCAGTAAATACAGCGGTGCGGTTATTTATAAAAGAAGGAAATATAGCCCAGTTTGTGCTTTGAACTGAACCTGTACTCGTAATCCTCATCCGCTCCGTCGGGCTGCTCGCTCCATCGGCGGTAGTGGAGAACACTAACCTGCCCGGAATATCACTCCCGGAAGAACTAGCTCCGTCACTGGATGCATAAATACTGGCGTAGTGTGCGTTGCTAGAAGAGTTATCAGCGCTGTACCAGCGGAGGTACCCGATATCTGTATCTGCGGCTGTTGGACGTGAGCCTGTCCAGCAAATGTCAAGTGTTCCGGCGTTTCCGCCAGTATTACCTGCGGCAATTAGTTTGCCGTTGCCAGCGTAAGTAGACGTGCCAACTAACAGGCGCCCCGAGCTGTCGATGCGGGCGCGTTCTGTACTATTAGTTGAAATTGCTACTGTATTTGCGGACGGGAGATAAATACCGTTTGACGCAACAGTACTTCCCGTAGGGACAAGAGACGGTGCCGTAACACCCGCTGCATTCCAAGTACCTGCCGCTACACCATTAGAGCTAAATGAAATGGCGCCGGAAGCACTTCTGTAGTAACCTGTATCGTTATCTTGATCAAACGTAATAGAAGGAGCACCAAGCGATCCATCAGGGAAATTGGCACCAACATTAACGTAATCAGCACCAGCAAGAATTACACCAAAGAAATCTTCCCCAGTAGAAGGAGCAGAACTAAATACAATATTCCCACCACTCAAACGAAATCCTTCAGAGCCTGTATCATCAGGACGTTGAATTACACCACCAACAGAAATAAGACACTGTTGTGAGTTAAGCGGAAGAGGGACGGGTGCTACACCACCGACTAAAAGAGCAAACGAAGTCGTGGACCCATTAAAGGAACCACTAATGTCGTCAATATTTTTATAAGTTGAATATGCAACCTGTAGATCGTTGCCTAAGTATGCCATCAGACTTCCGTTTGTTCTTCGTCTATTTTAACTGCAACTTCCTCTTCTTCTAACGGTTCAGAAGTTTCAGCTGCTGCAGCAGCTTCTTCTGCCAACTTAGCAGAAATTTCGGCAGCCCTAGTATTCGGTCCAGCGGTGGAAGGTTTCTCAGGCCAAATAATCTGAAGAGGATCTAAGCCTTTGAAAGTTTGTGGGATGTCTCGAAGGATTTGACGATAAACAGCCCAGTCATGTTGGTTAACGGTGGCTCCTGGAGTCATTGTCCAGTCGGAAGCCATTAAAAGGCTATCGCGTTTTGCAATGGCTTGTTCCCAGGTATATGGCCGTTCTTCTGGATCCGGTAGCGGCTCGTTGCCTTCCTCTAGCCAGGCCAGGTACGCCTGGTAGTCGGTGTTGGCGGAAGCCAATGGGATGAACGCATTGTCGGAGACCCTGATGATGGCCTGCAAATCGCCTTGGAAAAAATACTGCTGGTACATGTCAGAGCTCCGAAGATGCAGTGAGCCAAGTAGCGCCTGCTGAAATGCTCATTTGCGCCATACCTGCCGATGTGACAGAAGGCTGGAACGTCACGTTACTCGTTGTTGAGTTCACGCCTAAACTCGTGATATTTGTATTTGTGTTGTTTGACACAGTAACGGTAGGCGCGACTCGCTTAGTTGCTGCCCACGATAATGTGCACGACGCAGCATTGCCGCCGCCAATGCCATAAATAATAAAAATGTTTTGCGCGCCACCGCCATCCCGGTCGTTGACCAACCTTTCGTAATACCTCTGACACAACGCCAGCTCCTGCCCGTAGCTCCTGCGCTCAAACGGTGTCGCCACGCTGCCCGCTTCGAGCTGGACGCCGGTGAGGTAGAAGGTGGCGCCGGTTGTTGCGGCTAGCTTGACGCCACCAGTAAGGCCGCCAAGTAAATTGCTGGCCTGCCAGGAACCGGCAGAGGAACTGAAAGTTGCGCCATTTCCTAGATCAAAAAACACACCACAAGCGAGAGTATTATCCGTTGCCCACGTCCCGGTTGTGTCGCCAGGAATAGTAACTGTCTTGTATTCCCACGTATTTGCAGCATTGATTGCGTATGAAGCTATATAGGCCCTGTTTGCTGATCCGTTGCGAAGTCCAACGCCAAAGGAGCCAGTCAATGAAGATCGAACCCAAAAAGATAAGGTAATTGCCTGCGCTCCTGCGGCTCCCCAGCCTAAATCTGAAAAATTAAATCCTTCAATTGATTGTGACAAAAACAGGAAATCGCCTGATGCAGGAGTTACACCTGTGCCTGCCGTCACCAGCAGACTGTTGGTAAAGCCTACGGGCGCAACAGTGCTTCTTTGAAATGTCGGGTTGTTGACGGTGCCGTTTTTGCCTCCATACCAGCGATCCAAGGTGTAAACAGGGTTAGTGTTGACCGTCACCGCCGCCCCAGCATTCCGCTGATCAATCCGCATGTCGCCGTTGATGATGCGGTTACGGGTGCCAGCTAAAGGACCACCGTTAATTGAAGATGTGTTTACATTACTAAGTAAACCGCTATTACCATCAATACGATCAAGATCAACATTGGTTAACCCCATGATTTACCTCCTTATGGCGTCTGTTCAAGATAACTAACAACAATATCCAAGGCAGAAGCTGTATCTGACCTTGCTTGCAATTTATCGCTGGACTGTAGAATTACTTTGTTTCCGCTGATGATCTCCAGAGTCGATCCAGCTGGAATCGGAGCATTTCGGATTAAATAAATATCGTCGCCGGTATTGCGGTCAAGGTAAATATCAGTACTTGCACTGGAACCTGTCTTATTAGAAACCAGTACACTCAAAACAATTAAGGTTGCCGTGCCACCAGCCGTAACAACCGTAGCAGATGGATCCGTAATTACTGCGGTAACCAAACTGGCTTTGGTGTTGTTTTTAAATGTATTGGCCATATCAGCTCAGAGCAACAATAAGAGCGAGGTTGTCAGTTGAGTCAAAGGTACCAGCCACAGATAAACTGCCGGAGATAGACACGTTGCCCGGAATGGTAACTGCGCCAGATGAATCTATTGTAAGTCTAACAACACCACCTGTCACCAAAGCGATTTGATCCAGGCCAGGACTAATAATACCTGTATTGTAATCACCTGCAAATTTAAGAGCACAGCTAGTTAAAGAACCAGGAGAAAATGCAGAGTTTGTTCCGTCTTCTCGTAGCAGCGGGTAGCCACCAGCCTGTGATGCATCGTGGACAACACAGATATTCTTGGTTGTATCAACCGTAACCTCGCCAACAGCACCAGTAAATGTTGCTGTCTCGGCAGAGGTACCGCGCCGAAATTGTACTTGTGTTGACATAGTTCTATCCTAACGCAATTGCAATTGCAGTAGCAAAATCTTGAGTGGCAATAGTTCCTGTTTCATCAGGAGCTGTTAACGTGCGACTTGCCGTTAATGTTGTTGGCGTAATTGTAGTTGCATAACTGCTACTACCACCAGCACGCCCCGTAACAACAATGCCATCTTGTGCAGAAGCCTGCCTGAATGTCTGGCCTGTCGCATTTGTAAACGTATTGGCGCCAGTGAAAGCATTATTGTTTGCTAGATATGCAATGCTTCCTCCAGCACCAAAATTAATGGTAGAACCATCTGTACCTTGAAAGGTAAGTGTATTAGAAGCGGTTAATGTCTTGCCATCAGCAATCGTTAACGTTGATCCGGTGGCAGGAGCAGTAATTGTAACTTTATTGATTGTGGTTGCACTTGCAACACCCAAAGAAGGAGTAGTAAGAGAAGGCGACGTGGCAAATACCAACAGGCCACTACCCGTCTCATCACTAATAACCCCAGCCAGTTCAGCGGACGTTGTAGCAGAGAAAAATGATAACTTATTTGTACTCAGTGCAACCGTACCTGTCTCATCCTGGAACGTAACAGTACGATTGGCGGTTGGATCGGTAACGACTAACTTGGTAACAAATGCGTTAGATGTTGACCCTTCATAGGTGATGGAGCCAGTGGTGCTATCCAGGTAAACAGAGTTTGCCGTACCAAGCGAACCGGCATAAACCGTTGTTGCAGTAATAGAAGTTAAACCAGCAACAGTATTAGTGCTACTCCCTAAAGCAATCGAGGTAGAACCTAGTTGAATATTGGAGTTGGCTAACTGAGAATTAGGGATTGCACTGGTACCAAACTCACCAGTGCTGCTGCTGTAAGTAAGACCAGAACCTACAGCGACGCTGAGAGAGCCACGAATATTGGCATTAGTGACAACAGCAAAATCGTAATTACCAGTCGAACTGTTGTAAGTGAGCGAACCATAACCGGTACCAGTTGTAGAAGCAGTAAAAGCTCCTCTAATGTTGGCATTGGTAACAACGGTATAGGTGAGAACGCCTGTAACGTTATCGTAACTGATTGATCCGTAACCGGTACCACTATTAGTTACGCTTAACGAGTTTAAAAGAGCAACCGTGCCTGTCGCATCAGGCAGTGTAATTGTCCGATCTGCGGTTGGGTTTGTAACCGTAAGCGTAGTCTCAAAAGCATCAGCAGTTGAACCTTCAAAAATGATGCCGGTGGTATCCAGCTGAATGGTATTAGCAGCCCCTGCGGCACCGCCGGCAACCAGTGTTGCGGAACTAAGGCTGGTGAGCCCTGCAATGCTGCTTGCTGTCGCACCAAGAGAGACGGATGTGGACCCAATAGTGACAGAGCTATTGGCCAGCTGCGAGTTTGGGATTGCACTGGTCCCAAACTGACCTGTAGAGCTGCTGTAAGTCAGGCCGGAACCAGCAGCAACAGATAAAGAACCACGGATATTAGCGTCGGTAACAACCGTATACGTAATGGCGCCAGTAGACGAGTTATACGCTAAAGATCCATAGCCAGTCCCACTATTTGCTACTGAAATGTCACCACGAGAACGAGCAGTCGTGTAGTAAAGATTTGTACCTTCAGCTAGATCTGTTGTGGTGTTACCAGCAAAATCAACCTTATCAGTTGGGGTATTAATTTCTTGAAGAAGCCCACTAACCAGGGCAAGGGCTTTTCTAGTTGCCATGATTTAACTTAATTTAATGGTAGGCTCCAGCTGAATAGAAAGCTGGTCAGGAGTAACTGCTTGCCCCACTGAAACAACATAATTGCCTGCTCCACTGGGTGAAATATTGGTAATTGAACCCGCAGAAGAAGCGGAGAGGTAGTAGTGATCACCAACATTCAACCCACTTGTAGGGAGAATACCCGCAATTAAAACTGGTACAATCTGGCCGGTTGTTTTTGTTTGATTTGCAAAGCCCGCAACATGGGCCTGGTCTTCTGTACCGTTAGCTATAGCCTTATAAACAAAACCATTCGAGTGATCAATATAAACTGCCTGACCTTGCAAAACATTTTCTCCAGCCTGGGCATTAAAACCTAATTGTGTGGGAACAAAAACCGGGAATCCCTCTTTTAAGTCAATTAGGGCATCAACTAAACCACGATAATTAGGGGCATACGGTTCTCGTGACATTACAAAACCATTCCCCATCATTAAATCAACCAGTACTTCTATGGCGCCTACTATATTTTCATCGTAGGTGGCCGTCATTGCCTGGTTCTCGGTTAATTTTAATTCTAAGTTGTTAAATCCCTTAGAATAATAAAAAAGACTGGTGGGATGACACCCGAATTAATTTTAGCCATCCTTTCGGGTGCCACAGGAGCTTTTGCTGGCCTCAATCGGGCACTCGCCAATTTTAACAAGAAAATCGAACGAAGATTTGAAGCGCTTGAAAAGGAACTTGATAATTTTCAAGATCGCGTCATCCACGACTATGTACTAAAGGAAGATTTCCTTCGTGAAATTCAAGCCGTTCACAACAAACTTGATCGGATTTTGGATCATATTTTAAATGCCAGTCGTCCCAATTAAACTGCAGACCAAGCAGAGATACTTGAATCATAAATAAAAAGACCAGGGATTAGCTTGTCATAGTGCAGCTGTCCATTAGTCGGGTTGACCGGTTTACCATTTCCTATTGATGCCACGGCCTTAGGGGTCTGCCAAGAGGATCCGTCAAATAATTTGTGAATATACGTACTAGAAGTGTCCAACCAGGACTCCCCCTTGCTAAAAGAAGTATAACCTACGGCGGGGGTATTTGGAGTGGTGGAACCAATGAAAGTGGGACCAACTTTAATCAAACCGGTAGAAGGTGATGTCGTGTTATCTGCAAAATAAAGACCGGGATCGCCAACATTAATGTTTACCGATAACTCTGCAAGTCCCAAGCGGGTTGGAAAAGGCCTGTCAAACAAGATATCAGACCGGCGTGAAAGGATTTGAGTTGCCATAGTTAGGTATTAACGTAAAAACCAGCGTCAATTACAGTATCTTGACTGGTTAATGGTGAGTAAGTATCGCAATCAATAATACTAAGAGAAGAAGCCGATTCAATTGGGGTACCATTACGATAAATACCACCTTGAATCAAACCAAATTCAAAATTAGAAACATAATTAATCAAAGGCTTATCCAACATGCCAAATTTAGCATCTTGAATCAAAGGGGGAGTCAAGTTTAACAACTTACTGATGATCGAAATCATCCGGTTTGTCGTATTAACTTGCGTTCCATCCCGATCTAGTTCATTTGTTGAGGAACGACGGATTGAATCGGTAACCAGCATGGTTACAAGCTGAGGATTGTAATTTGCAACTTGCTCCGGTAAGTTTGCAGCGCCAATAACACCACCTGTACCGACCCATTTTACGCCTTGCTCCCAAGCTTGCCTTGTTACCTCAAGATTCTCGGCCGCTTTCTTCAATTTTTGAAGTTCTTTATTAAAATTTCGGTAAAAAGCATCTAAATCATCGCCAACTGGCTTATCACTTGGCTCAAGCAACCAAGCACCCACATATTCATGTTCTTTAATGTTACTTACAGAGCAATAACCAGTTGAAGTACCACTAAAAGGGTACACAATAACAAATTGATCCGGGTTTGGCACCGAAGAAATTGTATATTGACCAGATATTGCATTTCCACTGCTGAAATCTAATTGAACCTTAGCGTTTACGTCTAATCCGTGTTCTGGCGCATTAACAGTAATATTTGGCCCAGATAAAGAGTACGTAGCAGAAATGTTGATCGGCTCGTTTCCTTCATCATGGAGCAAAGAAAACATAGCCGCGTAAATATGTTTGCACCAGCGGAGCTGATAATACATCAAATTGGGGTATGATGTCGCAGAGGTGTCTTTATATGTTGGTAATTCGTAAAAATTATTGATAGCAATATAGCCTAAATCACCAAAAGATCCCGGACTGTCCCTTTGATCGGTCAAGGTCCCATCTTTTTGCAAAATTTGACCGGGCTTTGTTGAAGTAATTGCTGTAACAGGAAAACGGCGATTATGATCTTGGCTATAAAAATTATATCCAGCTTTGCGAGAAAAGTCTTGACAAGAACACTGCCAACGAAGTTCTGTGGTTAAGAATCGACCAACTTCAAACCCTCTGTAAGCTGGGATTCTAGTTTGAGCCTTGTTATTTATGGTTTGAGTTCCGTAGCTATCGTCCCGCGCAAAAATTACTTCATTTGTGGATGCATCCGAACCAACTAAAGTGTATCCAACATAGTTATCATACCGATAACCCTTAATGAGCCGATAAACGATAGCGGCACCACTAGTTGAGCCGGAGGTTAAGGTTTCAAATGTAAATTGAGTTGAATTTAAAACAGTTATTATAGGTCTTTCCGAATCAACAGCCCCTGTAGAAGTGTCAAAAAAGACTAAGTTCCCTGATGATAAACCATGGTCAGAACTGCAAGTAACAGTAACCAAATCACCTACTCTTGAATAAGTCGCTGTTACCCCTTGGTCAAGCTCCACGACACGATCGGTTAATCTTTCATTGGTGAGAAATGATACAACATTTGGCAAATAACGCAACGCAACCCTAGTAGTGGTCCATCGCAAATCCGCAAAAGTCGTAGATAAATAATAATTTAAATTACCAACCGTAGTAGCAGAGCTTGCCGCAGTTAATGTAAACGTATTTTGCGTAATACTTGTGACAGTTAACGTACCATCCACAGCAGCGCCAGTCAGAATATCAATATAAACGTTTTCTCCTACCAATAAACCATGATCAAATTTTGATATTGTAATTGTTGTTCCAGTTTGACTGTAAGTCGCAGAAACCGAATCACCTAAATAACGGACACTTAGTATTGGTAAGCTGAAATCATAAAAATTAAAACTATTTGTATCCCGCATTGCAACAATTTGTTCGCCGGTTTCCTGATCAGTCGTAGGAAAAGTAAACAGGCGAATGGGAATAAAAGAGCCAGGGTACTGCTGAAAAGCACAGTACAGGCGATAATCCCCACGATAAGATCTTTCGTTTGAGAACGATCCTAAAGTTGTTTGAGTGATTGAGTATAATTCATACCCACGGCGCCACCTTGCCCACAAAGAAGCATTATCGTAAAACCTAATTCGACTTCTAAAACTTGTATCAGATGGCGTAAATTTAAACGGGTTTGAATCAAGAGCCCATTCAGGAACTTTAGAAAAATTTGAATCCTCGCCAAGTGATTTGGAGAAATTATTTTTAAAATTTGATTTTGATGGGGGATTAAATCCACCAACTCCAAATGACATGGTGTGGCATCAATAGTAACCGGCTTGAACGCCGACATAGAAGCCATTAGTTAAGGCCGTACCACCGCTTGCAGCCACGTACAAGGCCTGTCCACGTTGTAGCATAAGGCCACGGGACTTCGGCGATACAGTGCTGTTAGCAGAGCTGAAATTGGCGCCAGCCTGGACCACAGGATGGTTAATTAAAGGAAGAATAGAGTTCAGAGTGAGGCTATAATTTTGATTTTCGTAAACAGACGAAATACTGGCAACAAATAAAGGAAAGAATTGGTTAATATTTGTAATCGTGCCAGTGCTGACCAAGTAAAAACAAAAGTCAACAGGTAAATAGCAATTTACGTTACCAGTAATTGGACCAGAAACCGAAGGAATGGTGCCTGTAAAAGTCGTTGGAGTTACAGCGGTGATGGTAACAGCCTGGTCAATCGGAGTAGTGCCAGAGCTATATGACGTAAAATCAAGAAAAACTTTTTGGCCAATCTGTACGTTGTGACCACCAGCAATGGTTACAACTACATCTGTACTATTAGCTGAGTAAGTACCAGCCGTGGCAGAAACAGCGTCAATAAATTGAGTGTTACGCTTTCTATATTGAAACCAAATCTCATCAATATAAGCACCACTGATTGATGTATCCGTTAACGCGGAGTCCACATCAAAAACTTTTGTTGCGTTACCAACAGCAGTCGGGATCAAGCTGGTTGAAAACGCTTGACCAGATGCAACGGTAATTAAGGTTGACGAGGTTGCAGGCCTGTCAACCATAGCGGGTTGCTTATTTGAACTAGATGACGACATTTAGTTGACTTCCTATACCAGTTGTGATACTTTGAGGTAGGGGCAACCCTGTTTGTATCTTAAGCCATGACTAATTCTACACTTTCTCTTCTTTGTCAACAATGCAATGCATCCATTAATATCGCCAGAAGTGGTGCATCTGAGTTTCTTCGAAAAAATCCAAAAGTACTGTGCAACGACTGCAAAAGCAATGAATCGCAATTCAATCCGACCAAGGTATCTAGTTACAATAGTTGGTACGGATTAAAACGTCGTTGCGATTGTCCAAATCAAACTGGTTACGAACGCTACGGCGGACGTGGAATTACTTATGATCCAAAATGGTCTACTTTTGAAGGATTTTATGAAGATATGGGGGATCGTCCAGGACCCAACTACGATTTAGATCGAATTGACAATGACGGAAACTATTGCAAAGAAAATTGTCGTTGGATTACACATTTGGAAAACTGTAAAAATCGTGGTGGACGGAGACCAACAAGACTTTACACATTTAATGGAAAAACAATGTGCATTGCAGATTGGGCAAAGGAAATTGGAATCACTAGTCAAGCTCTTCAAAAGCGTTTGAATAATGGCTGGCCACTTGAGATTGCATTAGACCCGCAAAAACGAGATGGTGGCGATAGGTCAAAATGGGTTGCCTCACCAGTTAACCCTACAAAAGGGGAAACAGTTAGAAATAAAAATAGTAAATTTATTACAATTAACGGAGTTACTAAGACATATTCTGAGTGGGAAAAGGAAAAGGAACTTAGCAAAGGTCTTATCTCAAAAAGACTACAGAAAGGTTTGTCCCCATACGATGCCGTAATGAGGCCAATTAATAAAAAATCGTAGGAATATTAGACAGAGAGAGAAGCCTTCTTGGCTTCTTTCTTCTCTTTTTTATGCGCTAGCCAAATCTCAAAAAATTTAAGTTCGGCTGGAGCATAAAGTTCTGGGTGCTCAAGCGCGTCCTTTACCAGCTTTTTCTTTTTGGTCATCACGATTCCTCTTGCTCTT